ACCATAATTAGAAGTTTTATATAAAATAAAAAACCCTGATTTATCAAGGTTTTTAAGTAAGATATCATTAACTAATATCGTAAAATACGGAGATGGAGGGATTTTAAAAACCTTGTAATAACCGTTGTTACACTTATTTTGCGACCTGTTTGTGACCAAAATAATTAAAAATTTATCAATAGTATCACTTTACAAAACAGAACATTTGTTCGTATAATAAAACTACAAATTATACGTGAGGTGTTTAAATTGAAAATCATTAACCCTGGTATGCCCGAGCCTTATAAGTATGAAACAGATTATCGCAAGATACCTAAAGAATATCTCAATAAGAACATTCCTAAAGGTAGAGGCATGATTAAGTGGGCACCATTTGCTAGTGTGCCACAACAATATGAAACGATTAACGGTTTTATCGAAGACCAAAACAAAGTAGATAAGCCTGTGTTCGATAAATTAGCATTACGTGATTTAAACGATGTGTTAGCGCAGAAATTATTTTATGATCCGCCAGCTACAATTAAGTATTGGGAGAATGGTTATTACAAAATAATTGAGTGTGAGATAAATAAGTTTGATAGTGAGCGTAATAAGTTAGAGGTATTAGAAAATGGAGAAAAAGTATTGTTGAGTATGGATTGTATTGTGGGGATAGAGTAGAATTGAAATATGGAGGGGATAAAAATCAATCGGGAAATACACAATTACGATAAAGAAGTTGTAAAGGTTATTACTAATTCAATATTTAGAGAAGAAATAACGAGTATTCAAGATTTGAAAGACAGAGTCTATCAAAAAGGGCATGATGACAAAGATGTTTCTAATATTCTACAAGTTTTTCTGTATTCGGGAATAATTGAAATGCCTATTCAAAAATCTGGAGAACACGATTTTTTAGTTAATATGCATAAATTAAATGAAGTCGAACGTGAAGGACTGATATAAAAAAAGACCCACCTTAATTGGTGGGTTTAACTATTTCTGAACCTTTAATGTTTCAACTTCTTCATATAACTACCTCTTTTTTTAGGTAATTATCTTTAATGGTATGAACTAGTATGAAATATCTATCTTCTAGTTCATATATAACTCTATCTTCAAATTCTAATACTCTATTGAATTTATATTTTGATAAAATGCTTGTAATATTCTCTTTATTTTCACTAACGCATATTACATTAGTTTTCGAATTTTCATAATCCCATATATGTTCAAATAGCATGTACATACAAACACCTCTTTTTAAGTGTATTATACCATGTTATTAGGTAATTTTACGCACAAAAAGTAACCCTACCTAGTTTCCGCTAGATAGGGTTTTGCAATGTACGACGGTTCAGTCGTAACCGAGCAATAGCTAAATTGATTATACCATGTTTACTACTTCCATTTAATTTTACCGTACAACTTTTTCTCACTCTTAATTTTCTCGTTTTTATCTGTTACTTCACCTAATGTAGTATAGAAGTAACCTGATTTAGGGTTAGTTGGGAATTTAAATTTTGCCATCCAATATTTATTTTTACCTTTTGTAACTTTTATTAATTGAACGAAGTCAATCCATTGACCTTTTTTAATCCATGAACCTTTATTTACTACATTTTTATCATCAGTTAAACTTGCCGACTTCCTTACTTTAATAGTTGTGTTCGCAGTAAATCGACCTTTCCAATTCCATGTAGTCTTTTTACTTTTACCTGCAGGCGTACCACCTATTGGCTTACCATGAATACCCTCAGCTATACGTTTAGTAAATGCTTGTAGGTTCTTCTTGATATAGTCCATATCTTTCTTACTTGTGATAAACCCTAACTCGACTAAACGATAGTTAATATTTTGATTATATGCTACGTTGACATTAAGTAAGTCATTTCTAGTTGTTATACCTCTGATTGTGCCTACTGTGTCTTCTAAGGATTTTTGTATACCTTTATCTATACTATCAGCTGCATAAGCATTTTTAATAACGTGACCACCACTCGCACTCGCACCTGCGCTATCTAAATGAAACTCTATTACAGCATCTGGTTTAAGTTTATTCTTAACCCAGTATAGCCCATAGTTCTTCGTATCACCACGATTATATCCGTATGCAGTATCTTGATACATATCTTGTTTCTTATCGTATAACGTTACTGTATGACCTGCTGAACGTAAGTATTTCGCCACATTATCAATAATATTCTTACGGATAAAGTCACGTTCGTTAGTGCCATTACCAACTGCGCCTGGATCGTTATATCCATGACCTGCAACAAGTACAAATTTCTTTTTAGTTGCTTTAACTTTAGGTTTAACTACACTTGCCACTTTCTTAACAACTGTTGTTGATTTAGCGTAATGTGGACGAATAAACCACATAGGAAAATCAAATGTATGCCAACGTCTAGTTGCTTTTTCCCAACCTGGTTTACCATTTACCCAACCACCACCAAGCCAATTATTCTCTATAACTTGAAATTGTGATAAGGTCGCTTGTGTGACAACTGCAACGTGTCCACATCCTTCACCGTAATTACCATTCCAAACAACTAAATCACCTGGCAAAGGCAAGAATGACGGTTTGTTTTCATACACTGTCGCATAACCTTTGAAATTATTATCTTTAGGTATGTCTTTAGCATATAACCCATATAACTTACGACCTGTTACATAATACCAATACTTGTTAGCAACATCATAACATTGATAACCATACGCTAAATCAAAATCAACAAACGTACCTTCCATTGCATTGATGTATTTAACCGATTCTGCTTGTGTCTTCATTTATTCACCTCATTAAAAAAGGGCGACTCATAATTGAGTCACCCTTAAAAATTTTATTTATTTGTTAATCCATCAATTGGTTCTTCTGTAACTGGTGCATATCCTGTAGCTTTAGCCATTTTCTTTTGCGCTTTATACTTGTTTGTTTTTTCTTGTCCCCATTTAGCCTCTTTAGTGAAATTGTTATTCTTCCACCATGCAACTAATGAAACAATTCCTGTAATAACTGTACTGATTGTCACTTCATCTACGGGTATAGGCGACACACCATTTAATGCTAATACTTGGTTTACCCATACCATGATTAATAATATTGTTCTTACGATTGTACCTGTATCCATTTGAACTCCTCCTTATTCATTTTCATGTAAATCAAACGATATAATATAATTGTCATAACCTGTGCCGTCGAAATTTTCTTCTGAAACATTTCCGTGTAATACACCATCTATTTCAAATATCGATTCAATTTCAAATCTTTTTTTATTAGATTTATAAGCTGACCAATATCGACCTGTTCTTTTTAATGATTTACTTTCAATTTGTACTTCATACTCAATAACACTAGAAAAATTCCAGTTTTGTTGTATCATTAAATATTTTCCGTTAACAAATCTATTGCTTTGATGTGTAGAATTTTGGTTAAATAAATCTGCATACAAAATAAGGCGATCTTTAGCAATTTGATTAACACTATCTATTTCAAACATAGATTCACCTTTTATATTTCGTGGTATATCTAAATTCGTGCTATTTATGATGAATTTATAGTGTTTACCCATACTGAATACACCGAATGTATATGAACTATTTTCATATCTGAAATAATCTAATGAACTTGCTTTAATTTGATTGCCTGTTTCATTTTGTAACGTAATAACACCTTCACCTATTCTTGCGGTTTTATTAATAACATCAACGTACACTGGAATAATGGTTGGGTTATACATGTGTGTGACATATACTAAGTATTCATTGCCAAACTTACCAACAACGCTCATACCGTTAGCGTGACCCATACTTACACCCAAGTCTCCTTGTGCAACAAAACTATTATTTGAGTTGTTGGTATCAATGACTTGTATGGTTTTAGCTATATCGCTATCACCTTTTTTAACAACTGCACCGAAAATATAACCATCTAAATAATCGCACCCTTGTACAACTAATACATTGGGTTCAGGAAAAGTATATTTTCTACTGAACCCTTTATTAAAATTTACAGTTGTTAATGCCCCCGCTGGATAACTTAATGATCCACCAAAGTAAGTGCTAACGTTACTTCCGTTTTTATCGAATTTTATAGTCACTACGCCAGCTTTATTTACAACTAAATTCCCTGTGTATTGCGTAGTTTGATTTCCTGAAATAGAGGTAATAACACCCCTCATAGTGTCTGCTGGTCTAGGTATATTAGCAGGTAATTGTAATAAAGTTGTGTCATTAGGCGTGATGTTGTTTTCACTACCGTCTGCATTTCCTTCCAACCTAACAGTAACGAAAAATTGATTGTATATGACGACTAAATTTCTACCTTGAAAAGGTTTAGGAAGTGGTAGGTCTACTTTGTAAAGTGATTGTGTATAATCTTTGCCATCATTTCCGTCTTTACCATCTTTGCCTTTAGGTATCTCTATAATAGATTCATCCGAGAATTCCACTAATGTATTTCCTTTGCTGTTTATTGTGTTGGATTTCACAGTGATTGACTCTCCACTATCACCTTTTATTTCTTGCTTTTGCGAAGTTGTTAAATCGTTAAATTTTAAATCTTTTCCTTTAGGAACTTCTATAGTTGTATCATCAGAAAATGTTAGGACTATATTTCCGTCATAATTAGTATATTTATATTTTACTGTTAAAGGTTTTCCAGTTTCGCCTTTTATTTCTAATTTTTGAGAAGGCGTTAAGTCGGTAAACCTCAAATTTTTTCCGTCTATTCCTTTAGGTATTTCGATGCTAGTATTATCGGAAAATGTAAGGATTATGTTACCGTCAGTGTTAGTACTTTTAGATTTTACAGTGATTGAATCTCCATTAGGCCCTTTAAATAATTCGGGTTTACTTTCTAAATGTGTTATGACATCATCGTTCAATCGTTGTTCGAATTCTTGACCTAATAACTCAATCGCGTTACTTTGAATAATTCGCCTTACACTATCATCCACTATATTTACAGTGATTTCTTTTTCAACTGCATCAGCAATACCGCTGTCTTTTATAAAGAATTTAAAGTTTGCTACATGTACAGATTGAGATTGATTTTTTAGGAATAATTTAGCATTAACAACACCTGGATGTTTGATAACTTTGTCGCTAATTTTATACTGGATTAAACCTTGTTCTGGTAATATGATTTTTACATCTTCATCCATAAAAATAGACCCGTCATTTAAGAACAGGTCTAATTTTGGTAACATATTAGTATTTGTTAAGTTTACAGTTTCGTTATTATTTTTTATTCTAATCCTAATATAGCTGGTACTTTTATCTTCTGTATAAAAGTTTGCTCCAATATCGCCGATATCAATATTATGTTCGTTAACATTAACATCTATATCCTTATTTTTAAACACTGTCATTTAATCACTCCTTAGGAATTTTTGTATTTATCTCTAATAAAATATTGTCCTTTAAGTCCAATTTTTGTGTAGTATTGTTTAATAGTAGTAGCTTGGTGTTGACACCATTTGATATCAGTTGCATATTGATGTGTAGCTGGTTTCTTAGGATTCCATCTCATACGATATAATGTGTTTTGACCGATATCTATATAGTCTTGCCTAATGAATCTAGCGCCACCTATTATCGCTTTAGATGCTGTATTCCATCCTTGATTTCTAGCAAAACTAATAGCGTTATTAGGATTACTATCAAAAGCACCAATGCCGTACATATTGAAGTAACCACTATTACCACTAGCAAAATAAGACCTTCCGTTACCTGTTTCTAAAATTGCGTGAGCGATTAAATAAATCTCATTCATTCTGTATTTCTTACCAGCTTCTGCAAACGCCTTACCTTGTCCAGATAATGAGCCTTTACCTTTCAACAATTCATTTAGTTTAGATACAGCAATACCTTGATACTTACCTAAATCAAGCATTTGGTATACTTGTGTTTTGCTATTCCAAATGGTGTTTACATTCATAGCATTCCTTGTTTGAGTTACTGATGCATTGTACCAGGCTACACCGTTGCTAACTTGTGGGCGAACAGACATCTGCTTGTTCAGTGCTTCTGTAGTAGTATATTTACTTTTTTCAGTAGTCACTTTAGTTGATGTGTTTTTGCTTGGAGTATTTGTTCCATTAGTATCATCGTTAATAGGTTGATCATCTTTATTTTTGTTGGTATTAGCGACTTTTACTTTTGTTTTTTCTACCTTATCTTTTGGAATTTCATCCAGAATTTTTTCAACATCATCATACATACTTATGAATTTTTTGACTAATTCATCATATTTATCACTACTTGGAAAACCTTTCGTATTCATATCCCAATCTACTAACTGTTTCATAGAACGCCATACATATTTGTCTGCTTTAACATGATTAGCATCAAATTTTATACCTAGTAATTTTGCTTGTTCATAAGCTACAATCAAACCAATTGCTTGGTTTCTTAAATAACTTTCATTATTCTTATATAAATCCTCAACAATTTCGATTACTAAATAATCTGGATGACTAGGAACAATGTAATCAGTATTTCTTGGAGACCACATTCTGTTTGTATCTACATAAAAATGTGGATACTCTAAATTATCGTTAAATTTATTTCTATCGTTATAAATATTGCTAACTGACCTCATTGTGTTACCATTTTTAATTAATACGCCTTTGTATTTACCTACTTTAGGCACACCGTTTTTGACAATATTATGAAATATCCTTTCGATATATCTATCATCTTCATATTTAGTCGTATATTCGATTTCTGTACGTTCTTTTATGGTGTAACTAGGTTTATTATCTTGTACAGGTTTGCTTGGTGTTGGGTCTGGTTCTGTTGGTTTTGGTTCAGTTTGTTTAGGCTCTTCTTTGTATGGCGGTCGAATAAAGTGTGACACCGCATTGTATGAATGCTTTTCTTTAGAACCTGGACTACCATTGTATACATTTGCATTCCTCCAATTTTGGTCAACGCTATAGAAATAACTTGTCGTAGAAGGACCGATTACAATAGCTGTATGACCTGCATATCCTATTCCATAACCTGGTTGCCATACAGCAAAGTCCCCGGGTTTGGGGACAAATGAAGGTGTATTTTTTAATACTTGAAAACCACTAGGGTATTTATACCACGCCATATCTTTAGCGTTGCCAGACGTCGTAAAACCCCAATAACGCTTTAATAAGTAGTTAGGCAAGTCCCAACATTGCGTTTGTATTAAACTTAACGCCTTTCCCTATGATAATTTCTTATCATGCTTGTATAACGTTAAATTGCTCTATAAAAAGAGCCTTACGCTTTCACGTAAGACTAGACTATATCTTAATATTCATTTTTAGCTTTTAAGTAAGCAGCATAAGCCTGTTCGGCTGTATCAAAAACACCCAAATAATAAAATCGTTTGTCTTTATATAATTGTGCTTGGTATTTGTTCAATCGTGGTTTGTAAGTAACTCCTGTATATCCTGTTTTATTACTGTATTTTCTTCGGTTATTTGAATTTTCTTTGTGGCTAACCCATCGACAGTTCTCTTTATAGTAACCTTTGTCGTTGTCTATTCTATCCAGTTCAGCGCCTTCAAACGGAATATCTCCCATATCATTATAAAATGCTAAAAAGTCGTTTTTCCATTCATCACACATCACGATCCCTCTACCACCATATGAATTATAGTGTTGATATGTTTTTTGATAACATCTCTTTTTCATGCCTTTCCATTTAGAATATATAAGGGTTTTAGACATGCCATGAGAAGTACTTCTATTTTTTGCGATGTCTCGTGACAAACAACCACAACTCTTTGAATAACCGTTTTTAACTTCTGTTCCTATCATAACCTTTTCGTTACCACATCTTGTACATAAACAATTATATAATTTCTTTTTATGCTTATTCTTTCCACTGTATTCTAAAACTTTTAAATAATTGAATTGCTTACCTAAAATATCCATGTGTAGCCCCCTTTATTATCGTCATAGATATTATAGCATGAATGAATATTTAATGCACTGCCTATCAATTGATAGTACTTAGTCGTTGAACCTTCATCTACTTTTACCATAGACACTTGGCTGCTGATTGCCCAATCCTTTATATTTTCAAACTATCACGCTTACCGTTGCCAGTTACGTTGTAGTTATAAAGGCTCTAAGGGTGTTCCAGCAATTCACATTATTTTTTTATATGGAACCCATTAATTAAGCACCATAATAACCATCGACATCTAACCTTTTACCTATCCTACTAATTGCCCATTGTTTCACGTCATTAGCTGTAGGTTTACCGCTTGAAGGTAGCGCCATTTAATCACTCCTTAGAAAAATATTTGAGCAAACCCTAAAGCACCAACTATGACAGTACCTAACGCACCGATAATCGCTACCCAAAGTTGCGCGTTTCCTTTCTTACGTTCTGATACTGAATGTTCAATATCGTCTACACGTTCTTTAATAGTTTTCACATCATACTCAACATCTTTTGCACGATCGTTATATCCATCCATTTTTTCATCGATGGACTCTAAAATATTATTTGTTTTCTTGCTTGTTTCAGTTAATGATTGCGTACTAATTGTTAAAGTATTTATAGTAAGTTTTAAATCATTATGCAATTGCATGTGCTTACTATCGACATCTTTAATACGACCTGTTAGCTTACTTATATCAGCTATATGATCAGTCTTTAATACATATCTATTTTCGTCTGGCATAAATCTCAGCACCTCCGAAAAACGCTACAACGCCACAAACTGCACTTAACGTCGCAAATTGCATAGGTGTTAGCCAATTAATAGCATTGAACAAACTTGCGCTAGTCATAATTAGATACATAAACGAACATGTAACGCCACCTATAAGTAATGTCCAGTGGAAAAGGCTGTTACGTTTAGGTATTAACCAACTTGAATAAATCAAAAATAAACTAGATATAGCCATCAATATTCCCCACACCCAAATAGGCATAACTTGATGTAAGGCTTTGTAAAAATCAGAATCGTTTAACACAGTTTCTTGTCGTATTGCAAAAAACAAACCACGCCACAAGCTAAATACTCCTAAACCAAACAATAATGTGCTTGAAATCATTTCTGGCAAAGACAACTTATTCATACAACACCCACTTTCTATCTTTTATTTATATAAAAAAGACACTAAAATTAATCAGTGCCTTGTGGAAAATACTCTCCTGTAATTATTTTGTATTCATTCTCAGTTATCCAATTACATTTAACGCTTTCTACTAATTTAGATTTATCAAATAACCCTAAATCATATAATCTTTTAAGTGTTGGAAACATTTGTAGTATCCCCCTTTATTTTCAATAATTCATTGGTTAAGTTAGCGATATCTTCTTGCAATGATTTTATTTTCATATTATGTTCTAGATCATTAGATAATAATTGAGCATTCAAAATGTCATTATCGCTTGGTAGGATAGGTTCTGTTGGGTTTTCGCTTTCCCATTCTGTTTTATTTTTACCTAACCATTGTTCACCGTCAAAGTATCTAGGTGGATACAAGTTACTTGGTGGCATAATATCGGTATAATCCGTAATATTTAAACGTTCTAATTCTTCTGGTATTACATAACCGTCTACATCAACCTTAACTAAATAAGGTATTCCGTTATAATCAAAAATTTGTTTGAATTCCATATTATCCCTCCACTAAAAATGTGACATATCCATAAACATAGTCATCAGCTTGTATTGAATTTAAGTTGTCTTGCCAAATTTTAAACACTTGATTAATCATATCGTAACTACATCTGACAGGGTTTTTACCATTAGTAGTACCATTAGTTCTTGCTAAAAAGCTAAATGCATATAATGGCGAATATTCATCAGGCAACTTCAAGAATGGTGTTTCAGTTGTTGCAGCTGACATTCTTAAATTAAATATGATTGTACAAACACCATTTTTCACCCTATATCCAGAAGGTCCTAATGTATCATCTTGATAAACACCACTCATTAATGGTAGTTGTTGCCATCCAGTGTCATAAAATTTACTATCAATGTACGTTTTTGCATCATTAAATGCTTGTGTTACTTTTTCTTGAGCGCCGACAGTAGTTTCCATATCTTTTGTAGTTAGTTCCCAATCGCTCCATGAGTTATAAAAACGCATAACCCAAATTTGTGTAGAATTATACGGTTTAAATGTTATTCGTTTAACAAGTTCGTCTCTTTCTGTCTTTTCTAAAAAACCAGCAGTAGAAGTAGCGCCTGTTATCGGCATATTGCTAACATAATAATTACCTGGATTTAAATTTTGTAATGTTGTTAAGTCGTTATTTACATTTTTTAATTCTACTGATCCATCGTCTTTTGTGAGTTTAAATTTTTGCCACGTTTCAGTGTCTTCTAATTTTGCATAATTTTCAGGACTAACATTAGAAATAAAATCATTCATTTTCGTGTTCATTTCATTGTTGACTGTTTCAAGACTACCGATATATTCAGAACCTAATTTTTTAATTTCTTCTGTTTTTTCTAAAGTTAGTGCATTTAATTCAGAAATACTATTTGTTTTAGCAATTTCTATATCTGTTATGCCATCAACTTTTGCTTCGTTGACCAGTTCGATATAATTTTCAGCATTTTCAACTGCACTAATCGCCGTATTTATTCTGCTTTCTAACGTTCCCATCAATTCATCAATTTCTACAATGTAATTAAGTTTCGTTTCTCCATCAAAACTCCAACCTAATGATTCTTCAATAGTAAAAGTAAAAATGCGTTCTGCTACAACTGCATAACTGCTATCTTGGATATCCTTACCTCGTCTAGTTACATATACCTGTGCAGTTACTTTACCTGGCATTTTCAACATTTCATTTTCTAGTTTATATTGAGCAACACCATTTAAAGCATCGGTAATTGTCAAAGGCGAGTATACTTTTGATCCATTTTGATGAACTAATAATATATGCGTTTTTACATTACTACTACCAATCGATAATGGTAATTTTTTTTGAGTAATTTGGAATTTAAAAATCGCACTTTCTCTATCCATAGAAGAAAATGCGACATCTAAATTTGCTCTTGGTTGATATTTGGCAGTTGTTTCTAATTCCAACTCTGCCACTTTATTTGGTGCAGCATCAAAATTTACCATTATACCAATCCTTTCGTATTTGTTTTAACTATTCTATTATCATTATTTACATTCCAATAACCGATTTTAGCGTTATCAGCATTCGCTACTGAAATTTCTCCAGTGCCGCCATTGTTAAAGTAGTTCACATTATCGGTTCTAACAGAACGTATAGCGAAGTCTTTTTCTCCACCCCACATATGATTACCTTCTATTGCGCCAGTATCAGAATCAGCGATATAAATACCACCGCGTGGATTTTCTGGATTACTTTCTTGGTTTGTGTTAGTAACAGTATTATTTCTAATAAAGAAATTTTTAGCATATTGTAAGAAAATTCCGTTACGACCAGTCGTTTGAATTAAATTATTAGTAATGTGAATGTGTCTAGCAAATTCTTGATATCCTAAAAACTCCGACTTCTCATTGAATATTGACTCGTTTTTTACATCGTTAATGTAGTTTTTATCCATGAATAATGTATGACAACCTAAATGTCGAATACCACGTGAACCTTTATTGATCGTGTTGTCTTTAATATGGATGTTTGAACACAAACGTAAGTTGATCGCTTCGCCTTTGTCATCGTTATTACAATCGAATATGTTTCCATTAATATTGATATTTGATGTTAGGGCAGTCTTTCCACCACCTTGGTTACCATATATCGCTACACCAAATTCAGTGTAGTTATTAAAGTAATTATTATTAATGAAATACATACTACCTGCTTGTGGTTGACCACTAGGCGTACCGTCTGGGTTTTGAGCACTGACATCTTGATATCCTACCGCTGATACCCTGACACCTTGTGGAACTCTTTCGAAAGTATTATTTTCGATTCTTACGTTTTTCCATTTATAAGGCCTAACACACACACTTTGAATATCTTGGAATGAATTATTAGTTATAACAATATTTGTTTGCCAAATGTTGTTAACACTTAAATGGTTCCCTACACCTACTAAATAAGCGCCTAAAATATTTGATTTTCTAAATGTACACCCCGTTACGATAACATCACGACATGGTGTTCCATCATAATAACCCTCACCGTCAATGCTATCTCTTGTATATTCAGATAATTGTATGGCTTCCTTCATACTCTCAGTCGTGAGATTAATGTATCCCTCGAATACACAATTGGTTACCCTTAAATTCTTAACTCCATTGACATCTAATGCGTGATAACTAATGTTATTTCTAAACGTAACATTAGTAAATGTTATATTCTCAGCATGTTTTAAATTGACCATATTCGCAGCTTTAGTTGGATATTTATCAATTTGTTCATAGTTACCGTCTAATGTTCCACCTTTGAAATGGATATTACCTCTACCGTTGTATCCGTAGAATTTATCAGTATAAGGACCATTCATAAATAACTCGTTCGTATTGCCTCTTAAAATAGTTGCGTTTTCGTCTAATTCCACTGTGGTATTTTCATATACATCGACTCTTTTATTTAATAGATAGTCGCCTGCAGGAATGAAAATACGACCACCTTTTGCTTTTTTAATTCTATTCATCGCATCTTGTAATTTTTCTGATACGCTAGTAGTTCCTGTTTTATCTGGATGGTATTCCTCGAAATTAATGTCGATAAATTTATTCTCAATTCTTTCTAATTCACTTTTTACTTTATTGAAATCATATAACAAACGTTCAGACAATAAGTTATGTCTAGTGCTATCTATAGAAACTCTGCTATCAGTAACTTCTTTAACACCGTCACCGTCTACACCTAATACTAAATTTCTAATACGCTCCATTTGATATGAAACCATTTTATCAAGTGTCGTTTCCCCAATAGACTTATCTTTGTGTGTGATTTGAGAACTAACATGTGCCTTTGTTTCTTTATTTTTATGATCTGCTTTATACTCATTCATTATGTCGACAAATTCTTGTGTCTTTTTAAAATTGAATTCAGAATCAGAAACATATTTTCTATTAAACACATCAGTTAACTTAGTTAGTAATCTAACGTTAAAATTCATTTTTTGCCTCCTTATTAATCAATCCATGTGTATTCTTGATATACGCCTAAATCTGATGCTGATTGATTTGCAGAATATATATCAAATAGCAAAGCCCCGTCTTTTCTTAACGTGCCATAGATAACACTTTGATTATCAGTAGATGCGCATGGGAAATTTTGCCTTACTTTTACAACATCACTTGGTATATTTGCTACTACAGTGTTATGACTAATGTTTTTTAAATTAACTCTTATAGAACAAATTCTTTTATCTCCAATAGTCATCACTTTATATCCACACTTAAATCCGTCACTAGGATTGATTACATTTTTTTCTACACCAATAACGCTATAATCTATCCAATTGGTATCTGTGGTTATATCAGTAAGGTTATTATCAATTTCAGGTATTTTGGTCAAATTAACTTTTTCGGTTGAAGTTAGTTGCTTAGATACATCCAACAAATCTAGCTTAGCTTTATCATTTTTTAACATTAAACCATCTTTATCTTTAGTTACTTTGGGCAAACTTTCTTCGTTTATCCCATTAGTATCAATGATAGTTTGTTTTGTTTCTCCACCGTCATTAGTTTTCTGAATAGAACCATCATAATTTAGATAAATAAGATTACTATCATCTCCAGCACTAATACCGCTAGAATTAGCATTTAATGAATTAGCCATATCAATAACATCTCGTGTGGAATAATTCAAAGCACTGACTTTGTTAGTAACATTAGTTAATGTTTTAGATAAACTTCCACCAATACCGCCTATACCTTCTAATTTATTGATAGCTTTAGTTGCTTTGTTAGCTGATTTACGATATCTGTCACGTCTTCTAAATTCACCTAATACAACATCTTGTTGGATTATTTTATTTCTAATATCCCTTGTGGTTGTAACTTCGATAATACGAACACTATCAAATACATCTGTAACATCATCTCTGACAGGTACAACATCACCTACTTTAGGAATCGCACTAGGAAATTCATCTTGTAATGAAATGAAATCTAGTGATAGTGATACTTTAATTGAATTATCAATCACTTCTTCTAATCTTGCTTTCATGGTACTTTCTTGTGTGATCCTTCCATCTATTACAGGTGGCGCTTCTCTCATACCTATAACATCAGCTAGTGGATGAATGTATTTGATTTGTAATAAAGCATCTTGATACTTAGCATCTTCTTCAAAATCTCCGAAACCTTGTATCCATGTATAACAATCAGATGCGTCTTCTTCAATTTTTAAGTTATTAGCATTGATTTTTGTACTTATATAATAATTAACTTCATTTTGAACTGACGGTCTCAATACAAATGTTTTCGTTTTAGGATTGTATTCGTATTCGAGTCCGTATCGTTTTAATCCCTCTTGAAACATTTCAAATATTGAATCGCCTTCACCTAGGTTTTCCCACCTAGAACTTCCGACATTCTGTAATATTGTGAATTTATATTCCATATCTTCAAGTAAAATTTCGAAATACCGTTCCGCAGTTATTGAACCTGTGTAACTGTCATGAATACGTTTAGCCATTAAGTCATCTAGGTGTTTCTCTCTGGCTACTACACTGACTCTTTGTCTTGTACCTATCGAATCGCGATCGATAAGAATAATTTTATATTCTTCTAAATCGTTGACCCCATTTACGTTTGTAATTGTCCAAAATTTAGATATTGATTTAATGACGTCATAGTTCGATTCGTTCTCTAGTATTTCAAATGACAATTGTCCTTCGTCAGTTAACTTTTTGGAAGATATTGTCTTAACGTGCAGTGGATATGCTTTTCCTATTTTGTTGATTACCTTAATAGTCATTTATGCACCTACTTATAATAAAACTTCATATCAAAAACGACTTTTCTTACATCTTGGTTGAATTTAAAAGTGTTCCAACCTTCTTTAAATGTAGGATTAGTCATTCTTGTTTCGTTTATCGGTATGTTATTTTTAAACGTTTGAATACCATCGTATTTAATAATATCTCCAGGTTTAAGTTCTAAATCTTCTATTATCATTAATTCAGAATCTTCTAAGTACCAAATGAATTCTTTTGTCGTTTCTCCGATAGTGATTGTTACATTATAATCAAAATTGAATTGGCTTATATCAACGTCTCCGTGATAATAAACCTCATCTTTATATACATTTGTAAAAGTGTATTTTCTTCTTTTGTCATTTACATTCCAGTTAACTTCCATATCAGAAGACCATATGCCTAGTTTATTATCGTCTTCTAAATCTAAACTTCTACCTATACTTTCATAATATGGTAAGTTAATAGTTTCAAGTTCTAATTCAATCTCCCCAGATAGTTGAGAAGTATCAAAATCAAATTCATTAACGAGCGCTAATTTAATTTGTTTGCCACTAACATAATCTAAGTCGAAACTTTGCGCTTTTTGTCCGAAACTTTGAAACATTATTTCGGGATTAATTGCCTTCAATTCTCTGTAGTAACATTGACCACTAAATAGCTTAGCAATATTATTCTTCAAATGAACTGCATGAGATAACTTTTCCACGCTATACCATAAAACAATCCTTGCACTTCTTTTTTTATTTGTATAAGCATTAAGAAATCGACCATGTAAACGGTCGACTTCCTCGTAACTATAATTATGATCAATGCCAGCTACATTAAACGATATTACCTTGATGTCTTTGTCGGTAAATTCATTATCACTAACACGATATTTCTTACCATTTTTTATTATTTCTAAATCATGAACTAACAATTTACCACCTTCTAACTGTAATATTCTTTCGCTGACATATCTTCGATTGTAGATTTAATCAACTCTATGTCACCTTCATTGCGTACAGTAACATTAACAATTGGTTTACTGTTTTCTGCGATGCTATGTCTTACATCTGAATCAATATAACCATCAATGTTACCAACTGCTGATGAAATACCATCACGCATAAGGCTACTATCTACACTAGGTACTAATTGTGGATTAAATGCGTTAGAAATTGAGTTAGCCAATCGTTCTGTACTGGAAATAGCTGAGCCTCTATGTCCTTCTATACCTTTGACCATACCCATAACTGACCACATACCGATTTCTGCGAATACTTTAGATGGGGAGTTAATTTTCAGTGCTGATTTTGCTGCACTCACAGCATTTTGTACTGTAGAAACTGCTGCATCTACTAAAGCACCTGCTGCATTTTTAACACCTTGAACCATACCCATGATTAAATCTGTACCTGCAGAAACGAAGTCGCCAACGAAACTTAGTGCTGCACTTACTGCTCGACCAATTCCATCTGTAATTGCACCGACAAAGTTAACCATACCATTGATTGCTGCGTTAACGATATTAACCATACCACTAACTACATTAGATAACATGTTAGCCATTCCAGTGATTACTGCACTTACTGCGTTAGCAAGATAATTAGCAATGTTATTAACAATGCTACTCCAAGTAGAAATGATATTAGATAACACACTACTCATTACGCTTATAATTGTACTTAAAACTAAGTTAAAGTATGATGATACGCTATTCCATATAGCTTGCAGTTTGCCACTGATGAATGACCACATTTCAGACCAACTAGAAATAGTAGTTCCTAATATTGTGTTATAGATACTAAAGAAGAACTCTGAAATTGTTGTCCATATTGATTGGATAGTAGACCATATTGTATCCATTACATTAGAAATAGTAGTTTGTAGTGTTAACCAAGCACCACTAAAATCGCCTGACAGTAATTGAATAAACGCCGTTAATATACCGACTACCAATTGAACTGCAACAGATATAATTGCGCCGATTGCTTGCCATACAACTTGTGTGACTGCCCATATTTGATTGAAAGCTAACATTAATAACTGAATAGCACCAACAAATGTCGCACCTAAAACTTGTTGTGCAATTTCTCCAACTTGTTGAAGTAATGGCATGATAGGTTTAAGTGTGGATTGGATATTAGACCATAACTCTTGGAACCATGTAACCAATCCGCTTATAGCTTCTCCTACTTTATCTTTGATAGTATTCCAAGCGTTCGTTACTGCGTTTCTGAAATCTTCGTTCGTCTTCCATAGGTAAGTAATTACACCGATTAATGCTGTGATAACACCAATCACTACCCATACTGGCGCACTGATAGCACCTAAAGCACCGACTATTGCACCAAATGCAGTTCTAAGCAAAGTAAGTGGGGATGCTAACTTACCAAGCACACCTTTAAGAACACCCATAACCTTACTAACAATACCAGCTTTACTTGCCCAACTTACGAATGGAATCAATAAGTCTTTAACGAATATAGCTACTTGTGCAATTGTAGGAACTACTGCGAGTAATATACCACCAAGAATAGTCATTATACCGACTAATTTAGCTACACCAGGATGCGCTGCAAATAGATTACTCGTAAAGCTAATGATTGCATTAACTACGTCTAATATCTTGCTTGCTATTGGCGCCATTGCAGTACCAAAATTCACAAGTAACATCGTTATATTGCCGATTAAGTCCATGATTTTTGGACCATTTTGTTGAACATAATCGATAAACTTTTTAAAACCTTCTGATTTGCCGACTGTTTCCGACCAATCTCTAAATTTCTGCGTCATTCCTTCTAATGATTTGAATATATTAGTAGAATTGCTACTAAATGCCTTTAGTAGATTATTGATACCAGCAAACGTATTGCCGAATATTTTACCGATTAAAGGTAAATTCTGTTTCGTATACTCCATGAATTGCTTAATACTGTTTTGACCACTCGCACTATTAGCCCATTTACTAAAGTTAGTAGCGATACGATCTAACCAGTTAGCACTCCATTGGAATAAAGGTGCTAATTGCGTAAATACATTGATTAAACCGTCACCAAATTTACCTGCAGCACTTAACATTTTGTTAAACACTGACACGCCTGTTGTTTCCATCATATTGAAGAAAGCTTTAGCTACACTACTTGATTTAGTCCACTGTAGTAATGATTTAGATGCTTTATCCATTCCTTCAGCTACACCAGCTAGAAATGGCGCTATACCTTTTAATGCTACTTTCACTGCATTCATTCCATTAGCCATTGCACTGAATACTTTCGTGTAGTTATCGCTCACGATATCTACCCAAGCATCTTTTACGCCTTGCAACGCACTTTCATATCTTCGTGTTTCTTTTGTAGCTTTTAAAGTACCGTCACCAACTAGATTTATTGCTGTAAATGCCATTGCACCAAATCCAACAAAACCACCTGCTGCAATAGCTACTGCACCTGCTAGGGCTAAAGCACCACCAGTTACTACTTTTAACGCGTTACCCACTGCCATAATGGCAGGTACTAACCCGGCAATAATTGGTATTAACCCTTGAAAACTAGCGATTAGTGTACCTTTAATTTGATTAGAAAATACTGTTCCGAAGGATCTAATAGATTGAGCCATAGATTGCATTGTTCTATCAAATTCATCTTGCGCTTTTTGTGTTTGCGCCCAACCTCTCTTGATAGTAGAAAACATACCTGTAAATCTACCTTCAACATATCTTGTAGATTTTACTAATTTATTTGTCTCTTTATCCACCCAACCTAAATTAGGACGATACTCATGTTTGTTTAAGTCAATTAAACTTTTTTTAGCACCTTTTATTGCCCTCATAAATCTATTTGTATCAGCGTTGATATTTACAGTATGTTCCTTCCACTTTTCGACAGAAAGTCTAGTAGCACCATATTTAGTCATTAACTGACTTGTATCTGCTTTGAATTCTACTTCATGACTTCGCCATTTTTGAGCCATAGCTTTTGCACGCATTAAGCCACGTTGGAATTTAGATGTATTAGCTGTAATATCCGTTTCAATTTCATCCGGTATAGAAGTTTTAGCTAATCTTTGCGCTTTACGAACATTACGTTCGAAATTACTAATAATAGCTGATATACGCGCTACGAAGTTCTTTTCCAATATTTATCCCTCCCTACATGTTCTTACCAAATATTTTTTCAGCATCTTCTATTTGTCTTGCTCTTATATTCTTCTTGCGTTCAAGTTCTGCTTTTCTATCAGCTTTAAATTCATCATTGTTTTGATACAATTTCTTGCGAGAGACTTCTATTTGTTTTTGTAATTTGCCTAACTTTTTACCGTTTTGTGCTAAGGCAGTAGCAGTAGCTAAATGCAAGTTGTGTTCTAAACTGTCTAGTTCACGTTCTCTTGCGCCTTTTATCCACGATTGCCATTCTCTTGGTGTCATAGCAAATAACTCGTCTTCACTGATATATCCTAGATATTGAGCAGTTTGTATACGTATGTCATCGTAATCTAGTAAGGTTGCTTGCCCGTTAGAATCACGTATGTTTCTTTCATGAATTCGTGTGCTTTCTTGGCTTCTTCCTTCTCGTCGTCCTTCACTAATTTGTGTGCTTGAGACATCTGGAACCAAAACATTTTTATTTGTTGTTTGAAAAAACCCGAGTCATTTAATACAGTTACAGCACCTTGTAACAATTCGATTGTGTCATCTTTTTCATCAATTATTTTTTCTACTGCTTCTTCAATATCTTTTTCTTTCAATTCTTTTTTATGTGCTAATGCACAAATCCAAAACTGAATAATCGATTCACTATTACGGTTTAATAAACCGTTATAAATGGCTTGTATACCAGTGCCTTCTTTTTTACCTTCTTCATTTTTTGTTGCAAAGTCTTTTGCTTTACGGTCAAACGCCAGTGAACCTTTAGCTTTATACTTAACATCTCCAATTTCTAATTCAGTAATCGGATTGAATTTTTCTTCTTGAAATACATTTGTCATGTTATTACCTCGCTTAATTTTGATATAAAAAAATAAGGGGACTTAACCCCTTATTAAGCACCAGAACCTGCTACTTGTTCACGCTCTTCGAATTTACCATCCCATTCTCCTGGTTTTTCAAATTCTACTTTAGGTGCAGCAGCAGATGGATCTAACCATGATGCCGGTAAATTTTCAAATACTCCTTTAGCAGTATTAAATTTAACTTTTAAGGTTACTTCGATAGTATCCTCTTCGTCGTCAAACGAGTTACCGTATTCTTCAACTACCGTATATGCGAATTCAGATTTATATCCTTCTTCATATTTTTTCTTTTCAATTCTCCATACTCTTATCTGTTCTTTGTTTTTAATAGCAGTTAAGAATTGTTCTTGCCCTTTATCTCCTGGAATCTTATCGTTAGTAAACGTGTATTCCTCAGAAGTAACACTATAGTCATAGTCCATTTTTCCAGCGACTGGTTTTTCTTTTAATTCATTCGTAACATTGTATTCGCCTTCTTTAAGTTCAGCGACTAAATAACCTTCTGAACCAATCAAATTCTTTTCTGGCGCTACAACCAAAATGTAATTACTCATACTCTACACTCCTTCTTGTAATGTTTTGTGTCTAAATCTAAATAAAAGACGTAGAACACCATGTTTTGTGAATTGGTCAATATCGATAAACACATCACTGTTATCTTTCTGAACCCAATCTAATTCATAGTCTTCTATGTCTATGTTCTCTCTTGCTAGAATGTTGAGATACTTCAATATGTCCCTAGTCTCATAGCTCGTAGTAGCTTGACTATAGACATGCAATGTGACTGCAACTGTTTCTCTCATACCATTCATTGAAGGTCGTTCAGTGACGTTTGTTTCTCCAACCACGATGTATGGGTATTCAACGTCTTTCTGAACGCAATCAAAAACGCGACCACCAACTAACATGTCAATGGTCGCGCTACTTTTTAAATTGTTATATATCTTTACAAATAGTTCAGGTTCAACTGATACCCATCTCATCTAATCACCTCATGAAAAATACTTACTAAATGTTTTGCGACCAGCATCAATAGCAGGATTCCAAAAAGGTTGTGCTTCCATACCTTTAGTAGTATGCCATTTACCATCTGCATCTTGATATGACCACGGTATCTTTTTAGCACGACTACCACCAGGTCCAATTGAATATATGCCTGTCCCGTACTCGATATACAATGCATATTCACTTCCCACATTGACTACACCAGTGAATCCGCCATCTTTATAATCAAAGCTAATGCTTTCTTTTAAGAATCCAGTATCAACTGGCGCTAAGTCTACTGCAGTGTTATATATCATCTGTGTTGTTTTAGCTATACCTTTTTTAACCCAATCTTCCATTTCTTCACGGTAATCTTCTAATGCTACAACTAAGTTATTATTACCATACTTAACTTTAGCCATATGGTGTCGCCTTTAAATGTGTTTTGTGGACTTCATTCATACCACCTTGATTTTCTAAGTCACCAACGCATTGATAAACTTTACCGTTATATCTGAAATGTGCTTTTTTAGGGTTAAATTTAGTTAGGTAAGGCGTATACATGTTTATATCGACTGATTGTTCCATTTGATGAAATTTAAGCGTTTCAGACGTCGTAGGTGTATCCATAAATGCTTGTATTGGTTTTTCGCTTATAAAGCGCTCTTGTATATTAGGATACTGTCCTACTTGTTCAATGAAACCTAATTCAACTGTATGTGGGTATTCGTCGTATGGATTAAACATGATCATTACCTTCTAACACTTCGATTAACTTTGCTTTCTTCATACTAGAATAGCCCTCAATACCAAGTTTTTTAGCGAGTTTTTTAAGTTCTGATACATTCATATCAGAATAGCTTAACTGCTCGTCTACACGTTCTATTAAAGGCTTTCCTTGACGATTAGATGTGTTGGATAATTCAGTTAGTCTTTCTTCACTCACTTGCTTACCAAAACGAGGGAAAACGTCACCTACGTTATATTCATGGTTATCGTCTTGTAAGTCAGTGAAGTAATTAATAACTTTGTACGTCACTGTAATCACTCCATTATCTTAAAGGTTTATAAACATGGAATTTAGCACGTTTATACCTTTTTAATACATCAGTTATATATTCTGGAATACCGTCGTTGTATGTGTACGATACTGTCCCCATACTCCTTGACTTAATATTCCTTCTTACTTCTGGACGTTGTTGATACTCTAAGACATCAGCAACATACTTTTTGATTTTAAATGGGTATACAACTTGCCCATCTTTAACAAAATCATTATTTGTAATATCTCTAACCTCTTCGAGTATCCCATCAACTTCCATTTCGAATACTTCTCTTTCATCCGGATTTATTTCTATTCCGTTTTTATTAAGAAGTAATTCTATTTCTTCATAAAGAGACATAAACATCACTCACTCTTTTTAGACGTTGTTCGTCTTGATTTAACCTCTTTATAACCAACATGGCTATAATAGGCATCGAAAGCTTTACGTGTTACCGTAATAGTTTGGTCATCACGTTTTACTTTTATTTCTTCAGCTTGCTTATTCATGTATAACCACTCCTATCCTTCTGTAACTTTTGCAGGTTTAAGTGAAGCAAACGCTTCTGGTTTAACATTCATGTAAGCAATATGCATAGTAGCACGCAATGCGAACATGTCACGTTCGAATAATGATACTGGTTGTCCAGATGCATCTGATGCTTGTAATGTTGTTAATGTAGCATCTTCTGAAATAGCATACTCAATACCTTGTAAGATTCCGTAACGTGCATAGTCCCAGTCGCCCATTAATGCTAATGATTTAGTTTTATCAAACACATCAGCACCAGTATAAGATAATGGTAAGCCCATGATTTCATTACCGTTAGCATCGAATAATGGTTGTTTGTTTCCGTCTAAAGCATTACGCATTTTAGCTTTAAATGAACGTGTAGTTAACACTCCGTTTGGATCTAACTCTTCATCTTCGATAGTTCCCATTAAAGCAGATAAATCAACGTATAAATCATTAGAATCATTTACTACGTTTCCTTTTTCTTCTGCACCAGCTACTAAAGGTTTACCACTTGTTGCAGTATTGTATGGAGATTCAGTACCAAAAATAACTGCTTGGTCAAACTTCTTATAAAATGCCTCTGCAATTAAAGGTTTAACTTCGTTGAAGAAATCTTTTGCTGTCCATTTTAAGAACTCTTTAGATAATGGAATGATAACACCGATTTTCTTAGCTTCCATTTCTGCTTGAGCGTATTCTGGTTTAGAAGTTTGAATACGTTCAGTTTCTGATACCCAGTATGCGCCTACGCCTTTTGCTAAGTACGTAAAGTTTTTCTTTTGTGCTGTCATTGGTTCATTCTTTGCTAGTTTCATGACTGATGAATTAGCCATAATATCTTTCATAATTAATGAACCTTGTTCTGCAGGGATAACCCCGTTTTTAAAATCTGATAAAATTACATTACTTGGTGTGTAATTTGGAACTGCCATAATTTATTACCTCGCTTTTTATTATTTTCTTAAACTAATTTCTTGTGCCATTTCTTCAATAGACTTAACACTTGTTGATTCTGGTAAATCATTTTCGTTGTTACGAATATCACGACCGCCATTTTTAAATTTTGATTCAACGCCGTCTTGAACATATTTATCAAATGTTTCTTTTAATGAAGATAAGTTTTGTTCTGTTTCTTCATCAGTATCACCTAAAAAGTTATCTATTAAACTAGATGGAATATTTAGTTCTTGCGCTTTACCTAATGCAAAACTTTTAATTCTTTCACGTTTTGCTTCTGCATCACGTTTCTCCAGTTCCTTCTCAAGAGCGCTTATACGCTTTTGTTCTTCCGACTGCTCTGGATTACGTTTTTGCACTTCTTTGTCAATTAAGCTTTCAAGATTCTTCTCTTTCCATGACTCTAGACCTTTAGTGTGATATCTATCTAGTTCTGGCTGAATAAAACGCTTGCCTTCATCAGTATCTAAAAAGCCTTTAACGTCATCTACCGATACCGTTTTAAGTCCTTTTAAATACTCTTTAACTTCGTTTGAGTCTTTATTTTCATCTAAAAATGCTTTTACTTCTTCGATATTCATATTCATTGCTCCTTTTTGACCTTCATGTACACAAAGTCCATAAAGTTCATATTGAGCCTTTTAGTGACTTGCTTAGGTCAAATAGCTAACGTCTGCTATAAACGAGATATACAGATCACTGTCCTTCCTGGATAAATGAACGCATAAAAATAACCGGCAATCTCACGACTGTCGGCTTGGGTTAATTCATAAAATTCCTTAATTCCGCTGTTCTTATTTTTTCTTTTCCAATTTTGTTCATATGGTAAATTTGAATACTGACTTCATCTTTTGATAACTCATTTATTTCTTTATATAAATCTCTAATTCTTTCTAACTTCTCAATAGCTTTATCAGCATCTACATTAACTTTTACATTGATATCCACATCAATCACCCTTTTATTTAGTTTTTAACCAATTTTCATATGTCTGAAAATCAACAACACTCGTACTACCGTCATCATTTCTAACGCGCATAACTTCGGGTACTTCGTCATCAATCAAATACATTAGCTTACATCTACAATTGATGTTTTCTTTTGCGCTAGAAACACCTATAAACGTTTTAGGAGATAACCCTACACACCCACTAGACTTAAACGTTTCAGTAAGTTTCTTTTTCTGACCGTCTAAGTGTCTATGTGTATCACGAGTGCGTGTGTCTTTAGTAGCATTCCACATCTTAGTCATTCCAATGCCATTCTCTTTAGCTTTCATTGCACTATCTTGACCAGCTATACTCATTGCACGACTTGCTTCGGTTCTAGCAACTCGCTTTGATTGAGCCATAGACATTCCTATATCATCACGTAATGCTTTTGCTATCTTACTGTAACCTTCGCCACTCATAATGCCTTGCGTGATGTGCATACGTATCTTTTCTAGTACTTGATTACGTTGTTTCTGTAATGTAGGTACAAGTTTAATGAATTCAATCGGTTGTTCTATTGCTTTCTGTATAACTTCTGCACTAGGAACTTTAACTTGCATATCACTTTGACTAGCCAATTCATATAAAAACAGGCTCATCATATACTTTTCGATATAAGCGTTTTGTTGTGATTGTTTAATAGTCTTAGCAACTATTTTGTAATCATCATTCATCATCTCACTTATACGTTTCAGTTCTTTATTGAGCCTGTTGTATTTATTAAAGTTAGTCCAAGTAATATGTGGTTCACTACCTTCATATTTATCAAACATATCTTCTATTAATGCTTTAATCACTTTTAATCTATTAGAGAATAACTTCTCAATTTCTTTTTCGGATTGAGTAATAAGTTTATCTATTCTTTTGTCGATATCATCTTGTTTCATTATCTCCACCTACTTCATTTGTGGAGTCTGCAAACTCATATGCATCTTTCTCTATTTCTTGTAATTCATAATGAACATCATCTACTAGTTGAGATTGACTTAACCTTGTTCTTTCAGATACTTGACCTCTTAAGTTAACTAGTACTTGTGATTCTTCTAATTTATTTACAGGTATGTTTCGTGTGAATTTGAAAATAATATCTAAATAGCTATCTTCATCTAATTTATATCCTTTACGTCTAAGTGCTGACATAATAACTTTGAATTGATATCTCAACATAGAAGTCATTTTACGTTCAAACGTCATACACTTATTCTCTAGTGCCATCAACTTCAATTTCATACCGATAATAGGTACATTTCCGTTGAATTCATCAGAATTAAAGTTGACTGATTTTGCAAAGCGCATAATGTTTTTTTCTAAACGATCTAAATGATTCTCAATCATTGTGTCGTTAACATCTTTAGTTAGATACTTTACATCCATATCTTTATCAAATAATTCAAACGCACCACTTCTTTGTGTTTCTTGAATCATCTGTTCATCCATACCCATTCCACGTAATACCAGATAAGCTAATCTCGTTTGACTTATCTCACTAGATGCATCACTCATTGTTATGTCGTAACCATCAATTAAATGGATAACCTTTTCAGCATCGCCAATCAATTCTTTGTTATTAGGTACTCCAAACAACGGGTTATATTCAAATAGATGTTCATATCTCCCGATTTCGTTTAACGCATCTATACCTTCTCCTCTGAACACATAATAATATTGTTCATCGTAAAACTCTGCGTAAACGTACTCTGTTTTATTATCGTCGTCTTTTTCAAAGAAATAACGTAATGAGTATTGAGGTTCTGTGATATCTTCTCCGATAAAAACCACGTTAAATGGATCTATATTTTTAATTCTGATATTACCTTCGCGGTCGATATATGCGAGTCTTGAGCCATAACCACATATCGCAGCCATTTTGCCCATTTCAGAATCTTCATCATCTACATTATTCCTAATAACAAAGTTAGATATAAATTCTTTTAACTTATCATTTTTAGTTGAGTTTTCATCTAAATCATAAGTTACTGGTATCCCGTGTAAATATCCTACTCGAGTGTCGACTATTTCACTATCAAACGAGTTATTCAATTTGTTATTAATTGAAACATCTAATCTTCTGACGTTCCCACCAGTCTCAAAATCTTCTTTTTGCTCAATAGGTTGTCTTCTGAAAATAGGTACATAATCTATATCAGTCTTATACCTGTTATACAGATTAATCATTCGTTCTCTATCTTCTTTATGTGACTCTATAATAGCTTCTATATGCTTAGGTAAAACACCATTTTCTTTTATGTCATCTGCAATTTTGTACAATGTTAATTAGCCCTCCTTAATCGCTCGGGTTTTAGATGTGTATATATTGCATAACGCAAACTATCCATTACATCATCAAATTCTTTTATTGGCTCTCCTTTAGTCGGGTGCCACACATACTTATATATTTCTTGTTTAAATCTATCCATTTGTTCATATACGACTTTTAATTTACGTTGCTTGAATAGTTTTGCTACGTTCTCTATACCAGACATAACGCTTTTGTCTGCGTTGATTGCTCTTAATCTATGCTTTCTAAACTCAGTTACATATTCTGGTCTAGCAGTATCACAATAAAAATTAATATTACCGTACCTTTCGACAATACCTTTTGCTATCTCGACCCAGTCATCTATGAATTTAAATTGATGTGCATGTTCTTCAATTAAGTAGAAATCACCTTTTATACTCCTACCAATTACGATGATAGATCCATAATGTTCATATCCCCAGTCAACACCAGCAAAGTATTCTTTCATTGGAATATCGTTTAGTTCTTCTTCGGTTACAGTGTTTAATTCTAAATCGAAATCAGAATACACTACACCGTCACCAGATACCCATTGACCATTAATGTTACGTTCGTAGAACATACCAGAAGGCGTTGATGCTTTAATCGATTCTTTATATCTTTCATTCAAGAATGTATTATCATCTAATTGAAACGAGAACTCTAATATACCTGCTTTAGGTTCCTTGTTTTCAATATAGTCTTTCAATAACCAATGTTCTGGGTGGTCTGGGTTAGTATCGACGATTATCCTTGCACCACTACCACTACATCTTGATTTAATCTCATCAAATACTTCTTCATGCGCTAGTGAAGCTTCATTGATATATGCACCGTAAGCAGTCATACCACGTATAGCACCAATACCACTCACTTTACTATGTCCTGTCTGAACGACTTGAACACCAAATAAATTAAATGAATTGTACTTATCAAACTTAAATTCGATACCATATTTATTAGTCAACTCTATTAATACGTTCTTCTGAATAGTACCTAATGTTGCGCCAGCTAATATATATTGTGGTGTTTCTACACCTTCGTCATCTGCTGCCTTTCGAACTCTTATTAATTCACGTAGAAACAAGTCGTTATTCAATATTGTTTTACCTGTACGTTTAGCACCATGATTAATCAACATGAACCAATCTCTGCGTTCAGTTGCTTTAAGGATGTTTATCTGCTTATCTGTGTAGAGTGCTGATAAATTAGTCATTTCTAATCACATCCGTTATAGCATCGTGTAATTGCTTAATCTTATCTTCTTGCGCTGTATCTCCACGATCCATTTGTTCGATTTTCTTGTTCATCATTTCGATTTCTTTTTCGATTTTTTTATTAGATAAACCTTTATTAAATGCACCATGTATTTTTAAGATATGTTCAATTGAACGTTGTCTTTCTTCTACACTAGGCGTTATGTTGTAAGTAGTCTCTTTAACTACTTCGTCTTTTAAGTGGTCATGTATCTTCGTATAAGCTTTCTGTACTTCTCCTCTAGCTAACGAAGATGATATTAACATCGCTTCTTCAATAGACATCAACTTATTATTTTTCACTTCTTGTAACCGTTCATTGATATAATCTGAAATGTAAGGTTTTGACAAGTTTTCTGTTGCAACTTGTCTTGCCGACTTTTTACTATATCCAGCTTTAATGGCTGCATCAGTTGCATTACCACTTATTAAATACTCGTCTACAAACTTTTGTTGTTTAATTGTAAGTTTCATCTCAAATTATCACGCCCTTATGCTAATTGCTTAGTTTATTTTTGAAACATAAAAATAACCACCTAGCATTTGCTAGATGGCTCTGTATATAAATATTAGAGGGAGGAATCATGCCCCAAAGAAATGGAGTCATTGACTAACCTAATTATAATTCTTTTCCCTATCCCTCTGCATCTTTGTAGAATTCGTCGAGTTCGTCGACTGTTTAGATATCTCTGATAATATCCCACATATCACATCGACTCTATTAGCTACCTGTGATTTATGCAATCCTACAAGTAAACCAATCTTCGTATAGCTGTATCCTCTTTTAAGCAACTTTAGGATATATACATCTTTAGCTTTAGTAATATGATGTTCATTATTATCTATGAACTGGACTTTCTCAGCACACTTAATTGTAAATCTATCTTGTGTAATAGTCTTTAATACAATACTACTCACTTTATCACTCGTCTGACCTTGTGCTTTAGGCATACTAGCTTCTATACCATATTGAGCAGTACCTGTGCTATCTGATGCTAATATTTTGGACTCTACAGCGTTTAGCATCCACGAATAATCATTTAGCACTTCTTTAATATCTTCTTGTGTGTACATCAATCAGTCCTCCTTAACTGCATTTATCACTAACGCAATGACTATAACTGCGAATAGTATTAATCCGAATGTCATTCCTTACTCACTTCTTTCTTTAAATCAACAAACTGAGCAATTACAAAAGATAAAACTAACGCAACTGGTGCATAATTATCTAACTTCTCACCTATCGCAAATATAATTGGCATTCCTATAAATATTAATATTATTTTTATTTCTCTATTTATGAATTTGATATCATAAAAAATTATCGAAACAATCATCATTGCTACTATATAAGCTATTGTTAATTCCATTAAATATGCCCCCTCTTAATCCTCACTTGGGCGAAACTTAACTTCTGCTTCGTTGCCATATTTATCAATTACTATAAGTTCTACATGATCTTCGTGTGTTACATACTTTTCTATCGTTACATTATTGAACATTTCTAACATTTGTATGTGCTTATCTGTTTCCATTCAGCATCTCCCCATTCCAGTGAACCACGGCTCGTTATCTTTATAGGCTTGTGTTTCTTCATAATCGATAGGTGCTGACATATCACTTGCGTAACTTTCGACGTCTATACTATCCTGCACACTCGCATACTTATATGATCGTTTGATGAATGCGTATAGTGCTATAAGTGATATTGTTAATGTGATTAATGTTAGTTTCATATGTTAGTCCTCCCATTCTTGACAATCTTCACAAGTTCTTGAATATCCTGGCGGTTGCTTTAATTCATTTCCGTATTCTGGTATTAAATCCTCCATTAAGCTTCCACATACATTACATAGTGTACCGTCCATAATCATTTCAGTTATTTCTCCCATAAGTTAGTCCTCCCCTAGTAAGTGTGGATATTACGTTCCACATCTAACATCAATTTTTTTAATATCAATCTTGTTCTTTTCATCTCTGCTTGAGTAGGAAGTTTCCCTTTATAATTCCATTTATATTCATCAGGATTATTCAATTTCCATACTTCATATAACTTCATTTGTTCTATAAGTTTTCGATATTGTTCCATGTGATAATTAATTACTTCGTATTCTCTCATCTTCCCAACACTTCCTTTACTCGTTCTACGATATCTTTATTTTTAACCCCGTCGATTTCGACACGTTTAGAATCCACTTGATCCAAAACCGTTTGTTCCTCTTTCGCTTTCACTGTCAAACTCCTCTACAACATTTACTTCTGGTGTAACGATTGGTACGATAACTAATTGTGCTATTTTGTCGCCTTTGTTGATTTTGTATGTTTCTCCTATAGTGCTATTAGTATCAGTAATTTTTTCGCCTTTAACATTTAAATAATCTCCAAAACCAAAATGACCAGTTGCTACATTCCTTTGACTATCATTCTTAATATTCACTTTCATATGTCCGTTATATCCAGCATCTATCTTGCCTGTTTCAACGACTAAATGCGTCTTGCTACTTACACCACTTCTGCTAGTTAATAAGCCTACATAACCTTCTGGAATGTCTACTGCTATATCCGTAGCAAGTAATATCTTCTCTTGTGGCTCAATAACTACTGTTTCTGCTGCGTATATATCTAGTCCAGCACTCACACCATATGCCCTAGTTGGTGTTGTTGCGTTATCTGATAGTAATTTGATGTTTAGGTTGTTCACGTTATTCGTCCTCCAAAATTCTAATATTTTCTAAACTTGCAAACACAACATCTGGTACACCAGCAACATTTAAAGCTACAGTCATGCTAGGTTCTCTATAGTAATTAACATTTATTACTGTTGCCTTACATTTTTGTCCGTCTGCATTTTCAAGATATACTCTTTGACCAACTTTTATTTCAATTTCATATTCCATTTATCTATCCTCCCTATATAATCTTTCAGTAAGTTCTACTGCGTAATCAACTCTTGGATTGCCTTCCCCAAATTCATCTATTGCACCTTGTCTAACAGTACTCTCGAGGTATTTATCCCAAGCTTTTGCTTTATTTACAACTTCATCTACCATATTCCAAATATCATCAGTAGTATCTCTATCACTCATTGTTAAACCAAATCTCATAGCATCAATAAAATCGTCATAATCATATGCCACATCACTCACTCCTATCCATGTCATGTAATAGATTGCTAAATTCACGTGTCCCATCCAATCTATCCATTTCGCCCAATATATAAGCTAGGTCTTTTTTGCTTACCATTGCGTTTGCGATTGAAAATAAATGAATTTGGTTATTAGGTATTACTGCTTGGTTACATGTTTGGTGTAACTTGATATATTCTTGGATTCTCTTTTCTTTTAAAGTTTTCCATGCTTTTTCATAATTCACTTTCGCCATGTTATTCACGCTCCCCTATACCTAATTCATTCAGTCTATCTCTGAAATCCATATACTCTTTCTTACCTGGACACGCTTCAACTTTTCTGTGAATGAATCGTGAAAAGTCTTTTAGTAATTCACGTTGTTGTTCCACATCTTTGATGAGCGAGTCACGTTGTTTTGTCATGTCGTGTAGTTGACCCTCGATATTCAACGATAAGTTACATTCTTTATCTAGTTTTTCACTTAATTCATCACGTTCACGCTTATACTTAATACTTTCTGCGACTGCTTCTTTTAATCCAGCAGTTAATTTGTTGTGTGCTGTTTTGTATTGATCGAGTTCGTTTCTAATATCTAAGGCTTCACTTTTTAATTTTCCTAATTCCATTTACACCACTCCTCTATAGGCTTTTAAGAAATATATACGTTAATAAATTCAATACGAACCAAAATGCAATGAGATATGAAATGTCTTTTTTCATTAATCTACCAACTTCCCATTTTTCCAAATTAACGTCATTGTTAAGTCATCGTTCATGATGTAGAAAGCTACTGATTTGTCTGTTTTAGCGAGATTGATCGAACTGTTTATATTTAATATCGTTCTACCTAATAAACCTTTATCACTCAATTCAATCAACTTATGAATAACTGTATCCTCTGTGATTTCTTCTTCAACTTCTACTGTGAAAGTATCTTCTTTGCTAAAGGCATATCCAATAACTGCTTTTCCATCAAATGAGAAATTTACTGAAAGTCCATTTTTAGTATTATAAACAGCGTTTTTTATATCATTTCCAAACCCCCACTCAATCAACTCTGGTAAATTCATTTCTTTCTTTGTTTTAATTGTTGGCATCTACTCTACCTCCACATATTCATCATCTAACTTTGCACCGTTCTCAATCTGTTTCATCACTTCACGTAATACTTCTTTACCGAAGGAATCTGTCATATTATCCATGTGTAAGTTACCTGTTTTGTTTTTGTTTAAATTATTGTTCGCTACGATTAATTCATCTAATATTGTTGGCATCAAATCACATCCCATATATCAAGTTGTAGTCCTAATTCTTCTTCTAACTTCAAATCATGTGCTGCTTTGAATTGTTCAAATGTTTCTTTATTAAACACACGATGTTTAAATTCTTTGAACTTCTTGTAATGTCCACACACTTTATATGTTCCGTCGACTATGTGAACGTGAGCAATACGTTGATTACCTTTGATTAGGTAATACTTATTTTTAAAGTATTCACTACGCATCCACTCACTCCCAATTCTCAATAGCGAAGTCTAAGCATTTACGTGCTTTCTTAATATCCTCTAGTCCATTCTTAGCTGGCGCTCTCATCTGATACTCCAATGCACTCGCTACGTTATGTGCTACTGAACCTTTGTGATATTTATCAGCCACAATTGCGATAATATCCTTCACTTCAATGTCACCTAGCATATAATGTGATGGTTTGTTTACCGCATCGTGTGTGTCGTTATCAATTTTATTATTTAAGGAATCTACAAAATTTCTAACATTTTTCCCTGCTTGTCTCCATGCTTCTTCATTAAACTTTACTTCTGGTTCCTCTGTATCTTCTTCATCTGTTGCTAATGTGTAGTAGTCTTCTTTATCTTTGCCGAAACGATAGTCTCCTGGCTTTGAAATCGTAAAGCCTTCATATCCTATCATTGATGTATCCACCATTATGAATAAGTTAAATAAGGGTGATTCTCTCAATGTTGCGTGTAATTCTATTGTCTTACCATGATATTTCGTAACATGAACTCTATCGCCTGCTTTAAACTCCATTAGCATATACCTTCTTTCTTCAATTTCTCAGCGAACACTGGGTTATTCTCGATATACTTCAGTTGTCTACGACTTAGCACTAACCCATTTTCTACAAATCTGATGATGTCTTGTTCAGTTTCTTTACGTTGTATTTTTTCTCGTTTTGTTTTAGATGGTTTTTGTTTTTGTTTAATCTTAGTGGTCAATGCTTTTTCTTTATCCCAACTGTTATAACATCTGCTATTGAATGTATCGAATTTCACTGCTGCTCTTTTCTCATTCATTTTGTAAAAGTAAACTACACTATTTTTAAATTGTTCTTCATGTGCATCTTTGATGAAATTGAATACATTTTCTTCTTCTTGAGTTCTCTCTTTTTCTCTTAATTTCATGTATAACTCGAATATCGTATTAATAGCCCCTGAATTATTAACATATCTAACCATTACTCCCACCCCTTAAAATACTCATAAAATAATATGTTGTAATATATATCTCTCTTTACTGGCTTATTCTCTGCTTTCTTATATTTAACCTTCTTAACCTTTTTCTCGGTCCAATCAATGATTGGTGCGTAATGCGCTTTTCTACCGTACATATCTATGTCCCTCCACAATTTCATATAGTTCGTAATCGTCTAACTCAATTCTGTGTGTGTCTAAAAATTCAGTCGGACAACATTTTGCTAATGCATCTAATTTCATATTCGCCTCATCTACATCTAAAGTGTCTAATTCAACCGTTGCGTAAGTGATGTATTTTGCTTTGACTACTACTTTCATTCGATCACTCCTTAGCTTTCTTACGTTCTCGCCTTACCTTTTTCAACTCGTCATATTCTATCCAGTCTTTGCCTGTATATTTAGGTGCTTTGCATATCCATGTAAGCTGTACTTCTGGATATTTGTATCTGAATAACTTAGTTTTCAACTTCGCAGTTTCCGTTGCCATTCCTTTAACGTCTATAACTTCGATTAACTCGTTGTTCTTCCATAATGCAAAGTCTGCTATATATTCTGTTTTACGTTGTTTATCTATTTTCGGTATCAATTCATATCTTGGTTGTATCTCTATGTGGTCGAACTTACCTACATTGATTTGTTTCTCCAGGAATTTGTAAAACTCACATTCAACTGTGCTATCAAACGTTATTCCTTTATATTCAACTTTCTTAGCGTTATATTTACTCAAGTTTTCCACCCTTTAACATTTTGTTTAGTCAACAAATCTAACTTTGTAACATTTATTTACTCCACCAACTCTCAATAGTTGCGTGAAGTAATTTTGACAACGATTTATATGTCTAGATGCTTCCCTAGCTGATTTGAATTTTTTAGTTACCCCTGTGTCTTTAAAAGTTACTTCCACACTTTTACATCGGTATGTGTTGTTCTTCAATCTTTCTTTGGTAGCCTCTCTAGATTTTTCAAATAAACCGATTTCGTAACCTTTTTTTGTATTTTCTGAATAAGTTACCCATTCTAAGTTATCTAATTGATTATTAGATTTAACACCATCAATGTGATTTACAGATATAAGTTTGATTTTGGGTTTAACCAAAAACGTTTCTGCGACTAATCTGTGAGTTCTGTGAGTGGTTTGTCTGCCTTTCATATTAAACCCAACTTGTGAATAACCTCTTGTGTCTTTCGTTTGTTTTAATTGCTTACTAGGATATTTAAATGTTCTGCCATCTCTGTATTTGACAACACGTTCTACACTTCTGACGTTTCCTAAATTACTCACTTGGTAATACCCTTCATATTCTGGTACATCTTTCCAAATTTCTTTCATCTAACTACGCCCCTTTAACATGTCATTTAAACGCTTATTCACTGGAACCCATGAGTTTTCGAGATGATGCAATTTATCAAAACTTTCCACACCCATGTTATGTTGTGATTGGTGATGTTCTCTGCATAAAGCTAGAACTTCATAACCGTAATGATCCATTTTCTTTCGATTTGCACCTCTGCCAATTGCTTTATGATGAGCTATTTCTCCGTGTTTCCCACAAATTACACACTTTCTATGCACTGTTGCGAGATATAAGAATGTCTGGTCCTGTTTCATCAAGTCGCTTGTCTTATAATTCAGTGGTATGTCATTTACAAACACCCATTCCAATATCACATCAATTAATTCTCCAGCTTGCTTACGTGTGCAGTCACTCAATGAGAGGCGTTTAGAGTACCCATTTAGAAACGTTACGTAATCTTGGAACATTTCCCTTAACCAGTCACGAGGTTGGCCAGTATGTGCCTCTATATCATTTACAAGTGCAAATACCTTTTTACGTTGCTTGACCGTTATTCTTTTTCCGTCTTGTATCTCTACATTTACATCTAACGGATAACCGTTATCTAGTAGCAGTAAAGCGTCATCTGTTAGATCAACATTTTCTACCACTACTGAATAACGTCCGTTACTTTGTTTGTATCTTGTCACTTTTGACATTTACACCACTCCTAGAAAGGCAACGTGGAATCATCTACATCTGTACCAGCATTAGCGAATGGATCATTAGCTTGTTGTTTTGGCGCTGATTGTCCTTGATTGCTACCTTTAGGCTCTAAAAATTGAACACTGTCACATACAACTTCTGTTACATATACTCGTTTACCTTCATTGTTCTCATAGCTTCTTGATTGAAGTCTGCCTTCAACTCCTGCAAGGTTGCCTTTTTTTAAGTAATTATTGACATTTTCTGCTGGCTTTCTGAATACAACACAATTGATGAAGTCTGCTTCTTGTTCGCCTTTTGCATTTTTAAATGTTCTGTTTGCTGCTAGTGTGAAGTTTGCTACTTGAACTCCTGCTGGCGTTACTCTGTATTCAGGGTCTTTCGTTAATCTACCTACTAATACTGTTCTGTTAATCATTTGTCATTTCTCCATTTCGTCATATATTTTATTTTTTACTTCGTCATAATCATCTAATTCATTAATTTCTTGTCGCTCGAGCATTTCTTTCATAGTTAAGCCAAACTTTAAATAGTAACCTTTCACAAGTGGGTTTCTTTCGTTCTTATATAGCTTTCTAGCGAGTTCTAATGCGTTCAATATATTAAACATCCATAAACCTTTGAATCTTCTTATAGAAGTCAAATTTAGCCGTTCCTGTAGCGCCGTCTTTATTCTTTGCGATAATACATTCAACTTCTGACTTACCGAATGTATTTGGAACTTCTGGAGGGTTGTAATAATCGTCTCTATATAAAAACGAAATAATATCTGCATCCTGTTCTAAACCGCCTGCTTCTTTTAAGTCACTCATCATTGGTCGCTTATCTTGTCTTTGTTCTACTTCACGCTTAACTTGTGCCAATATAATGATTACTGCGTTAGTTTCTTTTGCTAATATCTTCAAATCTCTTGAAATGCTTTCTATTTCCAATCGTCTATCGTTCGTTTTTTCGTCAGAACGCATTAACTGAATGTAGTCAATGACAATAACTTTTTGCTTATCTGTTTTATTTGCCATCATTCGTCTTATTGTTGACGGTTTAACTTTTGCTTGGTCTATAACTTTTAGATCCATTTCACTGTATCTATCAATTTGTGTGATGATTTTATCTATATCTTCATTCGTTAATGCTTTAACAAATGTGAATTTCGATAAATTTACACCAGCCATTGATGCTAATAACCTTTCAGTTATGTTACGTTCTCCTGTCTCGCAAGATACAAATGTCACTTCACAATTTTGTTTTGTTAGGTTTTCAGCTAGGTTTATTGCAAAAGCAGTTTTGCCCATTGAAGGCCTCGCCCCTATGATATTTAGCTGTTTAGGTTTAAAACCACCTATTGTTTCATCTAGTGATTTAAAGCCTGTTTTAATTATCGAAGTTTCTTCGCCAGTCATGATTGATTCATATATATCACTTAGAATCTCTTTCTTAGTATCTGGTTGCTTAATGCTGATTTTCTCTAATTCATTGACTGTATCTTGTAAGAATTTATGATTTTCTCTAGTTGGGTCAGTTTTGTATATATCCATTGCTTTGAATAATTCTCTACTCTTATATGCGTCTAACACTTCTTGTTGGTATTGATTAAAGAAATACTTACTCACTAAATCTTCATTAAGCAATTCTCTGACTTCTTGTGATGTTATAAAATTGTCTTTATGCGATTTAGCTTTTGCATATAATGCGTGTTTATCAGCTTTACCTTCTTCTATGAAAAACTGAATAACTTTTTGATAGTCTGGTACTTCAAACATATCAACACTCAACATAAGATTTTCAAATAATTCTGGATACTGCAAAAGAGTAGCAATTAATAAATCTTCACTATTACGTTTCATATTGCTCACTCTCTTTCAGTTGCTTCATTTTTTCATTCATCTTCTTAATTAACATCTGCCTTTGTTCTCTTTTAGCTGGATCGCTTAATTCAGCGTTAGCTTTTTTGATTTCTTCGGCTATTTCATTTTCTTCTTTTACTAAATTGTTAGGTTTATCACTAACTTTAAAATCAGCAATTTTCGGTTGATATGGACTTTCGTTGATTAATTTCAATAGTTTGGTTCTACTCTTTTCAAAATTTCCGTCAATTAGTAATGAGATCCATATCCTCGCTTTCTTTTCTGTAAATTCCATGTGATAGGCATTACCTACTATTTCTATCAAGTCGAACGCTTCACTTTCAGTCATTACTTACACCACCTAGAATTTTTTGTCTTAAATCTCCGAAGTTATCTGATTTAGCTTTTAGTTGTTTAGGTTGTATTTTAGCTTCAGCTTTTTCTTTAGTATCAATATCTTCATTTATCCAATTCGTTAACACTTTGATTAAATAGTTGATACCTTTTTTATTTTGTTTGCAATAGTTTGTAGCTACTTTCACAATCTCTAACTTTTGATTTTTAATATCATTTACTAGATATTCTATTTCTTGAATTTTCATAGGACTTGTTATCATTTCTAAGTTATGATTTATATAATCTATCGAATTTTGCGTGTCGTCTCTCTTACTAATGTTATTCTTAATACTGTTATTCTTAGTACTGTTATTCTTAGTGGGTAGATTTTCGACCGATTCAATTTGCATCGTTTCATTTTCGACCGGTCGAATTTGTACCTGTCGAGGTTCGTGATATAACGTGTAAACATTTCTTCCGTATAAATTAGATGATTTCTCTCTTGAGATACTTAGATATCCAGCTTCAACTAATTGCTTTCTATACTTTTGAAACCGTTTAGTAGATATATTCAATTCATGACAAATTAAATCTACACTAGGATATGCGTTATCTTTTGAACCTGCATATGTTGTCAAATAAGAAAATAAACCTTTAGCTTCTATATCTATATTCGGGTTTCTTGTTAATGATTTAAAAATTATGCCGTAACCATTATTTTCTATGTTTATTTTTTCCATCACTTTCCACCTCGTTTACTACTGATTAAGTCATTCAATCGCTTAATCATTGGGTTAATTTGCGCCTCCGTTACTGTGTCGTAATCGCTAATTTTTAGCCATTGCATAACTTTTTGTTCAGTTGCATCTTCTCCACCAATTTCAACTGCTTGTTTAATTTTTTCTTGTAGGTTTTTAATTTGTTCAGGTTTAGCTTTAGGTGCGTATGTTTCACGTTTTTGTTTTGCATCTGCGTCATCTTCATCGGTTGGTATATTGAATTGTTTCATCAATAAATATCTTTCTGAATAAGTTAGTGCTGTACCTAACGCTTTACTTGCATCATCTTGATGCCCTATTGCGTAGAACGGTATCTCAAATCTATCTGTTGGGTTGTCTGCATCTATCCACGTATAAATTAAATCTAGTGATACTATTATGTTTGGTTTCTTTTGTCCTTTAACTAGAACCTCAATTTCTTGATAATGTGCATTTTTTATATGAGGAACAAACAATAGATTATGTTCTTCCATTTTGTTCCTAATACTGTGTAATACTTGTGATCCACTAACGTATTTGTATTTGTAACCTTCTGTATCTTTAGTGAATCCATCTATGTTAGCTTTTACATCAGCTATTTTTTGAAATAAGTTTAGTTTTTCAGCCATTCTCAATCTCCTCCAAATCAGAAACTCTTACAGTTTGATACGTTTTATCAGTGAATGTCTTAATAACGACTACAACATGCTTATCCCAGTCGATTTTAATTGTATCTAGCCCTTTGTATTCTCTAGGTCTACTTGCATGATATGACGCTTCTTCTGGTGAATTAGGGACGTTTGTCAGATACAGCCCTTCAAGTGTTTTGATATAATAAGTTGTTTCTACTTTTTCACTCATTTGTAATCAACCTTTCGCCAGCTATGACATCTTTCATTTGTTCGAACAAATTCATAATTATATCTTTGTCTTGCCATTGATAAATGTGTAAAGTGTAACAACCGTCTTCGTATCTATCATCAAAATGAACGAGGTTAAAACCTAGTTCTCCACCATCATAATTTCTGAATTCCAATTTTATTTCTAAGTCAGAATGTGCAATTTTTATTAGTAAATCACTAGCTAAATTTACAAGTCTTGTTTTATCCATACTTGACGTCCTCCTATATTTAGTTGTATTGTTTAGTTGTATATATTTTAATTCGCTCGAACCCTAGTTGGCGCTATGGTTCTTTTTTTCGTTTTCTTTTAATAAGTCCCATGTTTCGAATAACAACACTGTGAGCAACCAGAATAGGAATGAATGTTCAAACGGTGTTACGCTAAACGCTGCGATGATGAAGAACTCTAGTACTAGGAACATTGTTAAAGTGATATATTTCATCCGTTTTTCGCCCTTTCTTTAATTTCTTCTTTGTACTCTTCGATAAACTCAATCATTTTTCTTCTGTCGAAACTGAACTTTCCTCTACCGTTTTTACTGAATGTAGTAAAAGGTTCAATTTTTCTTCTGAAGTAATTGCGATTAATAATATTTTTCTTGATGTAGTATTCACTCCACCCAGTTTCTTTGACTAATTCTTTCATCGTCATTTCTCTAGGTAACTGTTCATTGCGTAATTCTTTTAATTTTTCTTCTACACGTTGATCGATTAATTCATTGAGTAATTCAATGTTGAATAATGCCTCCATAGTTATCCCTCCTAAAACTCGATTTCCAAATCAAAATTCTGTTCTATCTGGTCAATTGCCCATTCAATCATTGATTCAAGATGAGTTTCTCTGTCTACTTCGTATGAACATTCAACCTTGCCAATACCGTTTAACGAAGTAATGTTACTGTGAGTATAAGTTGATACTTTATTTTGTTTTACTGAATGTAATGTGTTTACAATGTCATTTAATTTTTTGATTTGTTGATGTGTCATAATGTTCCTCCTATAATTGAATTTGTGATACTCTGATATCTTTGATGAACTGAATTGCTATATCTACATCTTTACGCTTGATGTGATTGTTAGGTGCGTTACCTTTCATGTCTAACTCTTTTTTAGTAGCAACCAGTATCTTTCTTTTAGCTTTTCCTAATTGGTAACGGTATTCTTCTTTCATCTTCTTGTTAGCTAATGCCTGCTCATATACATCGCCGATTAGTAAAGTATCTAATGTCATTTGTAAGCCTTCGTTTTGTAAAAGTTGTTCAGCTTTATTTTTAACAGTGAACTTAATCGCATCTATATCTTGTGGTGTTACATATTCGCCTTCGAATTTGTTATTTAAATCATCTAATTTGTTATTGCTAACCTGTCCTGTTGAAATCAGATAATCTAGTTTGTCACTTACCAACTGTTCAATTAACTGGTTCATATCTTCTTTAGTTGTAATGCCATACGCTTGTGCTATTTCTAGGTGTTGCCTTTCAACTTTGATAAAATAACCTCTAATCTTTCGACCAATTTCACTACGTTGTATCATTGAGATTTCTTTAGCCATGTCGAGTGTCATGATGTGGTCAACCTGTTCATAAGCACGTACACTTTTTTGTGTGTGTACTTTTTCACTCGTAGTAATATAATCTATGTTCTCTTCAAAACCATAACCAATCATTCTGTCCATCCATTGTTTATATGGAGTTTCAATTTTCAACCCTCTGTGTAACTCTCGCCCACTTACCGCTACTGTTCCGTCATTATTTCTTTTAAAACTGAATAATGTTTGTAATTCTTGCATTCTGTTTCCTCCTTTTTTTACGGTTTAACCGTTATTCTTAGGTAAAAAAATAATCTCGTTATAAGTAACATCAAATTCTTTCTCAATTCTTTCGATCTGTGGAACGTTCGGGAATGTTTTTGCTTTTTCCCAGTTGTGCCAAACGTCTGCTGAAACCCCTACTTTTTCTCCTGCTTGCGCTTGAGTTAATTCAAACTTAGCTCTCAACATTTTTAAAGTATAGGGTTCACGTCTTAGTTGAATATCTTGCATGTTTTCACCCCGTTTCTGTTTTAACTGTCTCAATCTTACTACGGTAAAAACGTAATGTCAACGGTTTAAACATAATTTATTTTTAATACTTGTAAATATTACGGATAAAACGTATAATAAATTTGTAGACATTATATAGAAGGGAATGGTAAATATGTTGGGCAACAAAGAAGTGATGGCTAAAAATATTTCTAAATATATGAAAGAGAAAAATGTCGATAGAACTAAATTATCTAATGATTTAAAATTAAAATATACAACTGTCTCAGATTGGATAAACGCTAAAACGTACCCACGTATAGATAAAATAGAATTACTTGCTAATTACTTCGGCGTTTCTAAAGCTGATTTAGTTGAAGAAGAAACTTACAAACCAACTACGATAGCAGCACATCTTGATGGGGAAGTAAGTGACCTAGATGAAGACGAAATGCAAAAAGTATTGGAATATGTGAAGTTTTTGAAATCACAACAAGGGAAATAGCATCACTTCGGTGGTGCTTAATATAAATAAAAAACAAAGGAGAATGTGTAATGAATAAGAAATGGTTATTGGGGTGTGGAGGTTGTTTAGTAATATTTATTTTGCTCGCTGTATTATTTGGGGCATGCGCAATGTTTATTGGCGGCGGAGATGATAACACATCAAGTAATGGTAGCTCTAAGCAATCTAGCAATAAAACTAAAGAATTTAAAATTGGTGATACAGCAAAAAATGGTGACATTGAAGTAACTGTTAACTCTGTAGAAACTGCTAATCAAGTTGGTCCTTCTGCATTACCAACTACAGCTAAAGATACTTTCGTAGTAGCTGATGTAACAATTAAAAATAACGGAAATGAAGCTTTAACGATAGATTCTACTATGTTTAAGTTATTAAACGGAGAAAAGACTGCAAAAGCTGATGCTGGTGCTTCTACTTCTGCAAATCAAAGTGACGATGGTACAATTACAGATTCATTTTTCTTAGAACAAGTTAACCCTGATAGTACTACTCAAGGAAAAGTAGTATTTGATGTATCTCAAGAGTTTGCGAATTCAAATGATAAGAAAATGGAAATTACATCAAAATTATTTAGCACAAATAAAGTGACTTTTAAATTAAGTGATGGAAAAACCACTACAAAATCTAACAAAAACAAAAATAATAAAGTAGAAACTACTACTGAACAAGTTAGTAATAACTATGAACAAAATAATCAAATCGTTGTGTCTAACGAACAATCAAGTCCAGAACAAAACACTAATAGTAACAACCAAGCTTCTACTAAACAAGAAACGCCTAAACAAGAAGGCATAAGCAAAGAAGAATATGATCGGACTAAAACTACAACTCATGATGAATCACAAATGAGCAATCCAGAATACGAGCAATACAAACAGGCTCAACAATTCACTCAAGAATTAGAACAAGGGAAACATCAAAATGGTGTTGGTGGTGGTCCAGGTATGACTTCCCCTGCTGGAGAGTCATTCAATGACTATCAAAGCCGTGTACAACAAGAACGTGATGCATTAACAGTACCAGAATAGTAATTCGGGGTAGATATCCTACCCTTATTATTTTTTACATTTTTTGAGGAGTGACATAATGAATATAAGTAAACGAGGTAAAAAATGGCAATATGATTTCAGGTATGATGGAAATCGTTATCGAAAAGGTGGATTTTTGACTAAAAGAGAAGCAACTGAAAAAGGTAATGAATTGTACAATCAATTAACAAAAGGTTTTGATTTAACAAATGATGTTCCTTTTGTAGATTATTACAATAGTTGGTTAAGTGTTAATAAAGAAGGACAGATATCAGAGAAATCTATGTTACGTTATAAATCTTCTATAGACGTATTTGAAGAAAAGTTTGGTGACTTACCTATTAATAAATTAACACAGTTGAAATATAGAGAACTACTTAAAGAATATGGTGAAGGTTTATATTTAACTCCACGAAAAGGAGGACGAACTACAAATAGTGTACAAAAATTACATTTATGTTTAAGAGCAGCATTACAAGATGCAGTTAGTGAAGGGCTAATATATAAAGACCCAACATATAAAGCTAAGCCATATGGTACTAAATCATCACAGCATGAAAGTACTAAATTTATGACGATAGATAATTATACTAATTTGAAAGATTATGTAACAGGTAGAAAAGAACTATCATATCTGTTCATATATATTTTGATAATTACGGGTGCGAGATTTGGAGAAGTACAGAAATTAAAATATAGCGATCTAATAAAGAAAGATAATATGATACATTTACCTGGTACAAAAACAGAAACATCTGATAGGACTATCCCTATTACCGATAAAGAGATGAAATATTTATTAAACAGTCTAAAAGAACGACCAATACAAATAGATGGTCACATATTCAATACTGGAAATGGTTTAATAACAAATAATGCCGTGACCAAAGTATTAAATAAATTTTGCTTGGAACATCAAATTGGCGCATATACGTTGCATAGTATAAGGCATACGCATTGTTCTTACCTATTGCATAAAGGTGTGTCTATTCATTATATAAGTAAAAGATTAGGTCATGCTAATGTGACTACTACCCTATCAATATACAGCCATTTGTTAGAAGAAGTAGAAAAAGAAGAAACGATTAAACTCAGAAATGTCATGGATAATTTATAGTTGGTCACAAAATTGGTCACAAGATTAAAAAAACGGTGCTAATGTGACCACGTTGTGACCAAAAATTTTAAATCAACCATAATTAGAAGTTTTATATAAAATAAAAAACCCTGATTTATCAAGGTTTTTAAGTAAGATATCATTAACTAATATCGTAAAATACGGAGATGGAGGGATTTTAAAAACCTTG